TACTACACGTAGTATATATACAAATGGTACAGCTGATAGTACTACTACAACTACGACTAGAAATGGTGTTGCAGGTAATGAGACAATTGGAGTAACTAATACCAATGAATATTTGAACGGTGAATTGTATGAACTTTTGGTATTTGATACCGGATTATCAGAAAGTACTATATCTGGCATTTCATCTATTTTGAAAACGTATTAATCCCAAACTCTCTGCATATTCGATTGTACGGACCACGGGTATATAATATCACCGTACCCTACAATGTTATACGCGTCGATACCGATACGATTACATTTGGTACACACGTCAAAACTATCGTCTATGATAGAGTCGAGGGCAAGACTTCGACAGATTTCGTGTTTCTCAATTTCGTGATCCGTATAACTATTGGTCATGATAAGATCATCGAACGTATTGGGAAACCAGTATTCGAGCCATTTCTCGGTTTGATCACGCGCGTAACTTTGGCGACCCGTGACGATATACATTTTATCGGCATAGTCGCGTAAATGTCCCATTTGTTTACACACACCTGGTATAGGTTTGAGTTTCGCGAACGCCTCGGATTCGTAAAAATCATGGACCATGTTACGCGATTGGGGTTCGGTAATATTAAACATGTCTCTATAGACGTACGGGTACTTTTGGGTGGTCGGCATTTTGTATCCACGGAACTTTGCCATAGGTTTAACGAACGAGACGAGAACTTCGTCGATATCAATAGCAACTCTTTTCATTTAAATAATACTATAAAAAAATCTCTAACTGTGTTTTATGTGATTTAAATTTTTATTCAGGTATAGTAGAGTATGGCGGATAAAATACCCGTCGTCGACTATAGCAGAATGGAACGACTCAAACCTCCAGAAAATACAGTTATACCATTAAACGCAAATACGATTTGTTTGTTTCTAATAATTGCGACCATAATTGGTCTTTATAAACGCCACGTCGATATTAGTCAAGATCGCGAACGACGTCGTATTTGATACACTCGTTAGGGTCGAGGTAAACGTCACGTTTCATAAGTTTCTTAAGTTGTTTATCAGGAATGTTGGTTTTTTCCGTATAGGTTTTCTTAACCATGTTCATGAGTTTATCACACATTTTCATTTCATCCTTAACTTCCTCGTATTTCCCCCAAAACCCGGTCGTGGATATTTGGTGGATGAGAACGTGTGCGTTTTTACCGATGAGACGTTCGTGTCCACCTAAAAGAAGGAACGTTGCCGCTGAACAGCACTCACCTTGTGCAATCGTGATAACCTTAACGCGTGATTTTTCGAGTATATTCATTGCACTCAGACCCGCGAATAAGTCACCGCCTCCACTACATATATGTATCCGAATAACGGGTTCGTACCCCATAAGTTCCGCTTTTTGTTTAAGAAGTTTAATTTCGAGTTTCTTAAACTCTTCTATAAATTCGAGAATATCCTCGTTCGTGATTTCACCGTAGTATAATATTTCATTACCAATAACACGTGTGATTTTAAAATCATCATCATCCGTGTTAGTGATTGTAGACATTCTTTTACTTTCATTTTGATATTTCTTCTTTAATCAACTTTTTTATTTTTGTAACTTCACGTTGTTTAAGTTTATTTTGTATCGCTAAATGATTCATTACATCAAAATCTTGGGGTGTTAAATTATACTCTTTAAATTTAGAAACGTCCCCCATTTGTGCATACATTCTAAATAACATAAACTCTTGGTGTTTAAAATTAGAAGAAGACTGTACTTGTATATTTCTAATTTTCTGTTGTCTCATTTTTTGATTACCAAACTTTGTCCAAAACTTCCCAGGTCGTATATTTTCCGGATATAACTTTTTAGTAAAATATATTTTAGGTATTTTTATCGCGTTTAATGCAAAAAAAGGCATGGTTTCCCATTCACCTTTATACATATGTACGTCGTAAAAATCTGCATTTGATAATACTTGTGATATTTTATCGGCGTTATCGTCTATCGCATCTATATAATTTTCTTGAATAGCCGACCAAACGTGACCATGTTCATGTAAGGAATCTGTTATATTTATAGTTTCATCACTAGATAAAACATCATTGATAATGTCTTTCGGTGTTTTAAAAATATCCTTTTCACATGGAAAATCTAAATAATAAAAAAAATTATTTATATTTCCTTGACACATTGTAGCGGCTTGTTTACAATTAGGGTGTGATGGTTTAAGGGACATTATTTCTTCTTCACTTTTTTTAGGTATAATAATTGTAACGAAATTGTCGATAAAATAAACATTTTTTGATGTTACAACTATAGGTTTATTTGTTAGTTTATTACCGTTACATATGCCCTCGATAATCGATTTATAAACGTGTATATCACTTTCGTAATCTTCTATATAACTATACATATTTGATTTTTTTATCGTATCCATAAATATATCTTTTTTTCTCAGAGTCTCATCCCATATTTCTATACTATTCGATTCATTTAAAACTTCGTTTAATATAAAAGTTTTACCAAACCCGGATTTTCCACATAAAAACACGTTTTTATCTTCGTTTAAATATTGTTTAAGTTTTTTAATTTCATGTTCATGGAGCGATAATAGATTTTTCTTTTTTTCTTTTTTTATTATAACAAATGAATCCATGTCAGATGAAGGAGACGATCTCGCTAATCAGGCTTTAGATATTATTTTAGATAATAACGTTCTTCAGGATCGTGTAATAATCCCTTTAAAAAAGAAAATTATTCCTTATATATATTGTATTGGTTTCTTTAACTTAACCATGTTTATTATGATTGTTTATCTTTCGAATCGTCTTTCGAAGATTCTGTAGTATCAGTTTCGTCTTTAGGTATTTCAGTCACAACTTCCATGAGTTCAGTTCTTCGCCGTATTTCTTTCATGAGATCACCTTTCAAACTAACTATTCCTTTTTCTTTTAAATCCGATATTTCATTTATACGTTGTTGTTTACCTTCTATATCAGATTTTATTGTTTTCTTAGCCGTTTGAATATTACCACGTATATCTTCGAGTTCTTTTTTAAGTTCTCTTTTTGCAGCACCTCCTACAGCATCTTTCAATTTAGTAATAATTGTATTTTCAGCTATAGCTTTGAATGGTATGATAGGTTGTATATGCATAATCTCTGGTTTGAAGAATGCGTTATCATCTGGAAACTCACGCTCAAATGAGTCTATCATTTTTTTGGGTACATTTGGTGATTGTTCTATTAAACGATCATACTCGGCACGCATATTTTCTATCATATTTGTACCATTTTGCGTTCTTTCCGAAAGTGGTAATGTGAGTTCAAGACGAATTGTTCTCGAAACTTTACCGTATTGTACAGAAGCAACGCGATGACCTTCCATCAATTCATTAATTTTAAGAAATTGCATTATAGTCGTTGCGATTGCCGTAATAAGATTAAGTCCACCAATGGCCGATGGTACAAACGGTTGTACTGTGGGCGGAAAAGTTTCTTGTGCAAAGTTAGCAGTACCTGTAATAGTACTTACAATAATCAATGGTATTGTAAATTTCATACTTAGGTTTTTATAAGAACAGTACGCCTGATAATGCATGTATCTATAACAAGCAGCGGCTTCACCCCAAGCCTTAAGTATTTTTTCTTGTTGTGGATGCCATATTTTAGGCAGTTTCTTTTCTTCACTCATACTAATAGATATGAACATTATATTTTTTATTCATTTACTTTTCTTCATAACAATGTTAGTAGTTCCATTTATGAAAAATAAACAAAACTTAGAATTTTATTCACTTTTGGTACCTTTTATATTTTTTCACTGGTCTGTGAACGATGATTCATGTGCTTTAACACAATTTGAAATGGCTGTTACAGGGAATAAAAAAGAAGAAACTTTTTTTGGACGCGTTGTCGGACCTATATACAAAATGGACGATACATCTGCCAATAATTTACTAAAAAGTCTTTTATTCTTTTTATGGTTACTTGTACAGTTTAGATTAAATCGAATCGATTTTTCTCCATTGTTTAAAACAAATAAAAAATATACGTAGATATAAATGAAGATTACTAATAAGAATAAAACAAAAATCTTAATCGCTACTGTAATTTTACTCATGACAACTATTGTGTACCAATTTTACAATCCCATAATTATTAAGAAACGTGAACAAGTTCCTATAAAAGTTCAAGTACCCGTCCAAGTACCAATACGTGTTCCAGTTGAGACGGAATATAGAGATCCGCCGATCAAACAATATAAACCCGGACACGTTCAACAAATGGGAATACTTACAGGAACGGACGAAGAAACTTTACCTTTATACGGTAAAGAGGTTCGTGGAAGACGCGACAGATATCATTATTATACAGTCACACCAGGTGATCAGAAATACCCGCTTCCTATAACACACAACGCGCGTGATTGTATGGAAGATATTGGGTGTCAAGAATTCTATGGTAATGAATCCGTTTCGGTATTAGGACAAACGGGTTCATTCCAGGCTAAAATGTATAGAACGGATAATTTTTTTTAAATACTAATATTTAGAAAATAAAATTATAAAACAACACGATAAAGAAATCATACATGAAATTCCATCCATAACCATTCCCTTAGTTTTACACGCTTTTGAGCATTTTTCTATAGGTTTCCCCCCAAATGTTATATTTTGTAATACGAGACATTCACATTTATAGTGTTTTATCATAGATACTATTATACATAAAAAACATAAAAATAAAATTTTCTGTAAACGATCCATCTTTATAGTACGTCAATATAATTTTATTGGCTAATATAAATGAAGATCGATTCGTTAAAAGTCGAAGCAAAGCGACTTGGTATCCGTGTAACAAAAAAGATTAAGGGTAAACGCGTACCCTTAACTGAAAAAGAACTCGATATGAAAATTCAAAGACGACAGGCGCCGGCTTTGGAAATACAGGTTAGACAGACAAAAAAACTTTTACGTACGTGTAGATCCCTATTTAAAAACATGGGTGAAGTACCAAAACCAAAGAATAAAACTGTAACACCAGTTCGACGTTTACCAGTTCCACCACCACCACCACCAGTCCCAACCCGAGTTATAAAACGAGATCCTCGTACGAATTTAATGACCGCTTTAAAAGCAAATCTTAAAAAACGTGGTATTAAAGAAAAACTAAACCAAATTTCTTAGATATTATTTTTTTTGCACTTACCATATCGGGTTGGCTCCAAAGAAGCCATCTCGACCAAAACCCAGCGGTATAAAAACCTGTTTTACTCCAGTTTTCTTTATCACTTTTAGTAACATCGAGCATATTTACATGAACGAGTTTAGGGTCATTTTGTTTTTGTACCATATGTGGAACGTACCCACCATGTCTCGTTACATAAGAACGCATTCGTATAGGATTTTTATGTATCGTATAATCTGAATATCCTCTCGCACCAAAATCAACAATCTTACCGTTCTCAAAAGTTACTCTGAACTTTTTATCAAACCTTGGACTTTTTTTTAAACGAACTCGGGTCATTTATTATACATTTATAAAATTATTTATTATTATTTTTATACTAAAGGAAAATTCTAGCAGAAAAATAGGTTAATCGTCCATTCTATATTGGAGTAAATTGAGTATGTCTAAGAAATAATCGAGCGATGCATCTATGAAATCACCTCCATAATTTTTCTTTAAGATATTGTTCGTATCAAAAACGACGAATAAGGCAAATAGTAACGACCCTATCTTTGCGTATTTCTTTTCACCGGGGCTAAAGAGACGCGCGAGTATGAGCGCTAAGAGACCAAAGAATAAAAGTATACCGAGTGGTCTTAGATCAAATCCAAACTGTACACTAAGAAGACCTAGTATAAACATGCCTATAAATATAGTAACAACTTCTAATAATGCCTCTTTTATGTTAGCTTGTGGCGAAAGGTAAGCACCCATAAGAATTGATATCATAGTGAATAGACCAAACTTAAACGGTAAACTTAATTTAGCAAATACAAGTACTAAAAATAAACCTAATAAAAGGAGTAAATTAAACAGTGTGTTTCTAGCCATGTAATCACTATACGATGGACTATCTATGACGGTTTTTGCTGACTGGTACGTGACGAGACCCTGGAAAATAAGATTTGCGAATACAGCACTCATGAAAGGTGCTTTTGTCTGTAACGCGTTCATTTATAATTCACAAAGAT